GTTCACTTGCGTGTGGGACCACAATGCTGTGACTGAAAATTACCCTTGTGGGTGTTGTGGCTACCCTAACGGGTTAGATGATGCTCGGCGCATACCACCACCACCACAGGAGCAGAGCGAATGAGTAAGCTTGAAGCCGTGCGGCGCCTGATGGCCAAATGTGTGCATTGCCCAGGTGAAGCGCCAATCCATGTGGCCAATCTTCCGATGCCGTTGGGTGATTTGGCTGAATTATTGGGTGCGGTTCATTGTCCCAATTGCGGGGCCGGGCCGGATGCCATTAGAGTCGCGCAAGATACAAATGAAATTGAGGTTGTGGAATGAATATTTTGGCTTTGGGTTTGTTAACCGGGTTTGTGGCGCCGTGGTTCTTCATGCTGGCGCAATTGAAAGATATGGGATACCACGCGGACGTTGTGAGCGCAAAGCGCCTGTATAACGATTCAGGTGCGTTGATCACGGTATTGGTGTTGGTCGCTGGCGTGATCGGTGTGGTATCTGATGTGTTGTTCAATATCGTGATGGGCTTGGTTGTGTTTCGTGAATTGCCGCGATGGGATAAAAAGGAATTCTTGTTCACCGGCCGTGTTGAGCGTTGGCATGATGATGCAACAAAAACGCATCCGAGTGATTTAACCCGGCGCCACACCAAAGGTTTGCTATGGGCCAAGCGATTGAATGCAATTATGCCGGGGCACGTATGAGCAAGGAACCTGAAAGCCGTATGCCAGTAGTGGCGGCGCTGGCGATAGTATCCGCCGCCATAGTGATCACGGGCGCGCTGATCATATTGTACCAAGCCACCGTTGGCGCCATGCTTTGAACAAGGCGTGGATCATATCGGCGGAAGGTTTGGAATATAACGCCATTGTCTATGCGCCAACCCGAAACGCTGCAAGGGCGGCGCGGGCCGATGGCTTTGAAGATTGTGAATATATTGAAATTGATGCCAGGCGCTTCAAGAAAGCTGATCAATGGGCCAATGAAAAGCCGCACGTATCAATTGAATATGACGAACGCCGGATGTATGAATTGGGTTGGTGGTTTGAAGAAGGATCAACGCCATGTGAATCGTGCGAACGGTATGAATGCCATGCGGTTCTTGATTCGATGGTGTGCAATGAATGTTTTCATTGTGCGCTTTGCGGGTGTGATGAAACTTGTGAAGCATAAGTGCAAAAAGAAAGGTTGCAGCGGTGATGTTAAATATTTGCGCAACTTGGCCCGTGGGTATTTGCGTTGTACTACCTGCAACGCTGTTTATGCGCGTGCGGCTTTTGATGGTGCAACCAAATTGGAAGGGGTGAACAAGTGATGGCAAACAAAAAACCGTTGAATAGCTATCAAAAAATTATTTCTGGCCGTTTGGCTGATGAAATCGACCAACGCTATCAATTGTTGAATTCCGCTTCCCAATGCTTGCAAGATGGCGATTTTGTGCAGTGTTATGTTCGCCTTGAAGGTTTGGGTTTAAAGCTTGATGAAACGTTGGAAAGGATGTTAGACCAAAATGATTGATGGCCAGCATGATCTTTGGCTTGATGATCTGGCGCCGGGTGATCGTGTGCGCTATACGCCGCCGATGCAAAGCCCGCGATGCCCAGGTTGCGAGAATGGCACGGTGCAATCAATTGGCAGCACGGGCCGCGTGGTGTTTGTTTTATTTGATCGAACCAAGAAGGTTGAACCAACCGGGGTTCATACGGTACACAAGATATGATTGGCATTTTGTTGTTTGCGTTGCAGGTTTGCTATGCGGCGCCAACCGAAAACGTTGATGGTAGTTTGATCCAGCCGGGTGAACTGGATTATTTCACCATATACTATGGCACCGAAGGCGTTGGTGATTGGGAGCGCCAACGGATCGTGAACCCTGAAAGTGGTTGCACCAATTTACGTGTTGCGCCTGGTGTATGGTATTTGGCCATGACTGCAACCAACGTTGATGATGAAACATCGGTGTTTTCAAGTTGGATTCAAAAAGAAGAAGAAAGATTGGATGGCCCAAGCGGTGGCCGCCTGATTGGCCCAAGTAACGGAACGGTAATAACTGAATAGGGGCGGAAATGACCACCAAAATCAAAGGGTATCGAGAACTGACCGAAGAAGAAATTGAATTGATTAACCGCGTCAAATCGCTTGGCACGCAATTGGAAGCGGCCATTGATGATATACAGTTGGCGAACCTTGAACCCCATGCGGCCCAACCACAGCGGTGGCTTGCCATAGGGAAAACGCATTTGCAGCAAGGTTTGATGGCGCTAACCCGCGCTATTGCTAAACCTGAGCTTTTCTAGTGGGAGAAGATAGCAAAATTGTAAGGTTTGATGCCGCCCAACAAATGCTTTTAGATCTGTCGGAGGACCAACGTGTTATTGATGGCGCTTTGGTGATGGTCACAATTGTTGAAGATTCCAGCAAGAATTCCGGCATTTTTTCCGCAATGGCGCATGATGAAAAACAAGATATACCGGTACTTACGTTGGTAGGATGGTTTTCCGTTATGCAAACTAGATTTAAAAATCAGTTTGTTGAAAAACTTGATAGTGCTTTAGATTAAAACTGAATAGGAAAAGAAAATGGCCCGCGATAATTTACAAAACAACATTGGCATTGCATGGGAACCTGACCCGGAACCCGAAGTGTTTGAATATTTAATCTATTTCAAAGAAACCGATGGCGATGATGCGCAATGGCTTGCTGATATTGATGCGGGCGATGTGGTTGAAAACGCCGTGGTTGATGCGCCAACAACGCAATGGGTGTTCCCCGATGGTCAACCGGATGATGCGGATTATGCGGTGGTTTCGCATTCGCTGAACACTGATTCAGGGTTGGAGCGTTGGAGCACGCCATTCTCACCAAGCGCGTGGCAAGACATAAATTTGGACCCAAGCGCCGCCGATCTGATTGGGCCAAGTGGTGGGCGCGTTTTATCCGATGGCTAAAGAAGTTGTTTTGAAAGTTGTTTCCAAGAATATGGTGACGTTGCGCGAACTGGTTAATGCAGGCGAAAAGCCGCCGGTTGGTTGGGTTCGCGATTTCCACCGTTTTGTTTGGTATCACCCTGTATATTTTATGCGGGGTTATCGGTGAGCAACTTTTTCATGACGGGTTTACCCAGGTCGCGAACTGCATGGTTCGCGGCTTACCTTTCCGCGCATCCTGATGTTTGGTGCTGGCATGAAGGTTTGAAGGGTTGTTATTCCAAAAAGCAATTCCGCAACAAGATGCAACCATGGGGCGTGTTGCCCGCTGAAATGCACATTGGCAATTCTGATTCAGTGTTGCCATTAACAAACTTTCAAGAGTTGTTCCCCGATGCGGCCACGGTGATCATACACCGCGAACCCATGGCCGTTGTTAGTTCGGTGCAAAGTGTCTTTGGTGAACTGACCGATGATGTTTATGCCATGCTTGATGCAACGGCGGTGGCGATGGGGAAGTTGCAAGGGTTGCACGTTGAATTTGAAAAGCTTGATGAATGGATGCCAACCATATTGAGCCACATCGGCATTGAATACCGGCAAGATATCCACATGCTTTTCAAGAATATGTGGATTGAAACGAAAGATTTAACCAGCGACCCGGAAGCATTAGCGGTGTGGATTTGAACAGCCCGGTGCGCAAAGATGATGTGCCTATTGAATATTTGCCATACCGATTGCAAACACACAAGGCAATGGCTCGTTTGGGTGATGGTGGCAAGTATTGGAATCGGCACCGGTTAAGAACTGAACAATATGTGCATTCTGCCGTTGATGATATTTGGTTGCGCTTCCATGAATGGCGCGATGGCTTAACGCTTGAAGAATTCAATGAACCGCATGAATCCGTTTGGTATCCCATAGCCAAGGAAATACCCGAATTGAAAGCCTTGGCGCTGGCGGTATGGGCCAATGCAATGAAGATTTACAGTTGTGAATTGCAGCTTGGTGGCGTGCTGATAACCAGAATTCCATCATATGGGAAAGTTGAAGCGCATTATGATCAAGGGTGGCATGCAAGCCATTACAATATAAAGCACGCTTTGCAACTGATGGGGTGCGAAGGCCAGCGGTTTTGTTTTGAGGGGTTCAGTTTATCCGCGCATCCTGGTGAAGCTTATGAATTCGACAACAGCCGGCTGCATTGGGTGGAGAACCAAAGCCCGATTGAACGCATCACAATGATTGTTTGCATGCGGGTGCCCGATGCCAAGCCCATATGTTGAGGTTCCATGCATTGATTGCCATGAAGTGAAGCGCATCCGCCGGGATAGAATCAAAAAAAATCCGCGTTGTAATTCTTGCGGCATGATTCATTCATGGCATGTGAAAGGCCGAAAGCCCAGGCGCAAAGAATCTGATGGCTGAATCTGCCGATTACAATGAAGAAGAATTGGCCGTGTTTCAAAAGCTCAAAGATGATTTTGAACACTATGCGCCGCGATGCCTTCGCATCAGGACCAAAGAAGATGGTGTTGTTCCGTTTGAACTGAATGATGCACAAAAGATTTTGCACGCAATTGCGGAAGATCAACTTGCCAGGTTTGGGCGTGTTCGCATTGTAGTGTTGAAGGGGCGCCAGCAAGGGGCTTCAACGTATATTGAAGGGCGGTTCTATTGGAAGGTGACACACAACAAAGGCAAGCGCGCTTATATCCTCACACATGAAGGTGAAGCCACACAAAACTTGTTTGATATGGTCAGCCGATACCATGAGCATTGCCCGCCGGAAATAAAGCCGCGCACCGATAGAGATAGTGGCAAGGAATTGAATTTTGCTGGCCTGGATTCAGGTTACAAGGTTGGCACCGCTGGCGCGAAAGGCACGGGCCGTTCATCAACCATTCAATACTTTCACGGTTCGGAAGTTGCGTTTTGGCCGCATGCAGAAACACACGCCACCGGCGTATTGCAATCGGTGCCGCGCATGGGCTCGGAAGTGTGGTTGGAATCCACATCTGATGGCATGGGTAACTATTTCCACCAACAATGGGTTAAAGCCGTGGCCGGGACTAGCGATTATCAAGCGGTATTCATTCCGTGGTTCATTCAGTCTGAATATGTGATGCCTTTGCCGGTTGATGAAGAAGGCCAGGCGCTTGAACCAACGTTTGATGATACTGAACTGTTATACATGCAGGATCATGGCGTGGATGCGCCGCATATGCTTTGGCGCCGGTGGAAAATATCGGAATTCAAGAATGGTGAAGATGATTTCAAACGTGAATACCCGGCCACACCGGAAGAAGCGTTTGAAAGCGCGGGTTATCGCCAGCTAATACCGGCCGTTGATGTTGCCAGGGCGATAGCAAACACCGGGATTGAAGCCCGTGGCCCGATGGTGATGGGTGTTGACCCGGCGCGGTTTGGTGATGATCGCTTGGGCATAGCGTTGCGCCAAGGCCGTGTCGCGTATGATGTTGTTGGGTATCCACACAAGATGGATCAAATGGAAATTGTGGGAATGGTCAAAGGCATCTTGGATTCAATGCCAATTGATGCGTGTTTTATTGATACCGGCATGGGTGTTGGTGTTATTGATCGCTTGCATGAAATGGGTTATGAACAAGTGCGTGAAGTGAATTTTGGTGCCAGCGCATTCAGTTCGATGGAATTCGACAACCGCCGGAATGAAATGTGGCAAGAAATGGCCAAGTGGTTTGAAGATGAACACGTTCAGCTTTTCACGGAAGCAACGGAAGAATTGGAAGAAAAGAGCAACGCCGCAACAATGGATTTGTGCGCCGTTGAATACAAATTCAATTCCAAAAATTTGAAGGTTCTTGAACCCAAGGACGAAACAAAGAAGCGGTTGGGAGTGTCACCAGATTGCGGCGATGCGCTTGCGTTGACGTTTGCGGAACCCGTTGCCGAGTATTACCATGAAGAAGCGGGCGATAGGGACCAAGGCCGGAATGAAACAACAGGATATTGACGATGGCGAAGGATAACGATTTCAGTGATACCAATGCGGCCGGGCGCAAATACGTGAAGAAGCCCGAAAAGCGGCGAACGCCAAGCAAGCCCAAGCAAGTGGCGCGTGGTATTGGGTTCCCACAACACGCCGCCAGGATGGCGGAAAGCGCCCGCAAGGCCATGAAGCGGGGCCGCCATAGCGCGCCCGGTGACGATAGTTAACAAACGGAAAGTATCATGGCCGAAATGATTGATGATGAAGTGATGGGTGAAGCTGAAATGGTGGGTGAAGAAGCGCCCATGATGGAAACCGGCGAAACCCCGGAAGGCGAATTTGAAAATGATGAAAGCGGCATTGCGCTGTTTGAATTCCTGAATGAAGGCAACTTGGTTGAAGAACTGAAAGAGCCGGCCGAAGCGGCAAGTGAAATTCAGCGCCTTTATGATCTGGCGGATAATTCAATGGGGCCATGGCGCAAGAAGTACAAAAAAGCGTTGAAGCTGGCGAAGCTTGATCCGCATGCCCAACAAAAAACCTTCCCGTTTGAAAAAGCCAGCAACGTTGTAATGCCGTTTATTCTTGAAGCCATGCTTGATTTCCATTCGCGCACCGTGCCTGAACTGGTGTGGCGTGATCGTATTGTTGGGATGAAAACATACGGCAAAACGAATGAAGAAAAAGAAGATCGTGCCGAACGTGTTGGTGATTTTATGAATTACCAAGTGACCGATGGAATGAGTTATTGGAGAACCGAGCAAGATAAACTTTTGTTGCAACTTCCATGCACCGGCACGGGATACAAAAAAACGTATTTCAACGGCACGGAAAAAGAAGTGAATAGCGATTTGTTCATGGCCGATGAAGTTAAATTTGATCACGATTGCCGGACGTTTGAAGAAGCGCCGGATTATTTCATTGAACAAGAATACAACCGGAATGAAGTTATTGAATTCATACGGGGTGATCAACAATGGAAGATTGAAGAAGAAGATTTGCCCGATAAGCGCGACGAACCAACATTGAAGTTTGTGCGCGCCTTCACGTGGCTTGATCTTGATGGTGATGGATTGGCCGAACCCTATGAAGTGATTTATTACACCAAAACGGAAGCCATTGTGGCGGTGTACCCGGCCTATGATGAAGATGGCATCAAAGCCAATGATGATGGTGAAATTGTGAAGGTTGAGCGTATGCCATGCTTCACACAATACCGCTTCTTACCTGATCCCGATGGCGGGCCGATGGGTATGGGTTGGGGTATCTTGATGGCCGATATGTTTGAAGCCATCAACACCACCGTGAATCAACTGATTGATGCGGGCACGCTTGCAAACCTTGCAGGCAATAGCGGGTTGATTGATTCGCAACTTGGAAGTGGCAATGCGCGTGGCAACCGCCAACAAGCCGGGCCGATTGATGTGAAGATGGGGCAACTAACGCCGGTTGTTTCCGGTGGCAAGCCACTGGCGCAATCAATAGTTCAGTTCCCGTATAACGGGCCAAACCCAACGTTGTTTCAACTTACCCAGTTTATGATTGAGCAAATGCGCAGCATGACCAATGCCGCGTTGAACATGGATACAAATAATCAAGAAGCGGCCATTATGTATCTAACCAGACTCCAACAAGGTTTGAAGGTGCCCAACAGCATCATTATGCGGGTATACGATTGCGCCAAGCATGAATTCAAAGTGATCGCGGCGTTGAATTACAAACATCACGATAGTGTTAAATACAACAGAATTCTTGATGGTGAAAAAGAATTCAACATGCAAGCGGATTTCAACCCGGATGATTGCGATATAAAACTGGCGTGTGATCCAAGCCAGGGAAGCGATATTGAACGGCAAACCCGTGCGGATGTGTTGTTGCAAGAAGCCAAAGAAGATCAAAGCGGCGTATTGGATAAACGGTTCGCATATCTGAATTGGTTGCAAGAGTTGGGTGTTCCTGATCCTGAATTGTTTGCGCCTGAACCAAGCGGCGAACCTGACCCAATGCAGCAACTTATGTATGCCAATATGCAGCGTGAAGCCAGGAATGAAGAACGCCGCATCAAGATTGATGAAGTTAAAACTGATTTGAAGCGGCATGAAGTAGCGATGGAAGCCGCCAAGAATATGGCGCATCTTGGCCTTGAATCGGATGTGAAAGAAGCCGATATTGCCAAACGTTATGCGGAAACCTTCAAGCTATTGTGGGAAATCGGCATGGGTGATGATCCAGCCGTGGCCACCGAAGCGATTGAACAAAAATTCATTGATCGCAAATCACCTATGATTGAGGTTCCCAAACCCGTAAACTTTGAACCGCCCCAAGAGGCACAACAGCAACCCGGCGCACAAGCGCAACCCGGTGGCCCACAACCGCCGGTTTAACTTTGGAGTGTGAACGTTGACGAAAGAGTTAACGGAACCGCAAATCACGCAAGATCAATATGATATTTGGTTGAACAGCCAGGTGACTATTGCCTTCTTGAAATGTTTGGCGTGGAAGCGCCTTGATGTGCGTGATGCCGCTGGTGATGGTTCCATCATTGATACCAGCAACGCCGATACAACCCATGGATTACTTCACCGCGCACTTGGCCAACAAGATGCCTATGAAGCCGCGCATGTGCCGTGGGATATGCTCAAACATTACAACATGGTGATGATCACCGAAAAAGAGGAGGAAGAACCCGATGGCACCGAATGAGCAACCCGGAATCCAATTGCCGCCAACCATTGCGGAAATGGAACAACGCGAAAAAGATGCGCATGAAACCTTATTGAAGATGGCCGAACAAGCCAAGGCGTTGATGGGTAAAGGCATGATTCAAGCCGCTGGCTATCGTGTCTTAGTCAAACCGATTACCGTGAAGCGAACGTTGGAAGGTTCGGAAGCCGATGTGGCGCCCACGCTGGCGGCCAAGGGGTTTGAAGCGCGCACACAAAACCAAGCTGAAAAAGAAGAGCGTGGCGAAAGCCATGGCATTGTGATGCATTTGGGGCCAACAGCATTTGAACGTTTGGGTGATCCGTGGTGTGAAGTGGGTGATGTTGTTGTGTTTGCCAGGTATGCAGGCAAGCGTGTTGAGCATCCGCCCGGCTCCAAAAACTTTTTCCAAATCATAAATGATGAAGATATCTTTGGGAGGATAGTCTGATGCCCGAAGGTGAATTTGATATGGATGCGGCCGAAGCGGCATACAACCAAAGCCGGGGTGGTGGGGCGCCGGATGATGATTTGGATTTGACCCAACCGGATGATGAACCGGTTGCGCCTGATGATGAAGATGAAACGCAAAGCGCCGCTGATGATGGCGTGCCGCCGGGGTTCTTGCCATATGATGAATACATCCAAAACGGCGGTGATCCTGATAGATACGTGGGCGCGAAAGCGTATCAGGCGCAATATGAAAGCATCCAAGACAACAAAGCGTTGCGCTCGGAAGTTAAGGGGCTGAAAGATACCGTGCAACAAGCGGTTGAAGCCACGCAACAAGTTTTAACCCAAAGTGAAGAAAGGATTCGCGCCGAAGTTGAAGCGGAATTGTTGGTGGCGCGTGAAAATGAAGATGTTGATGGTGCGATTGCCGCGCAACGTAAGCTTGATAAGTTTGACGAAAAGATTGAACAAAAGAGCGCACCGCAACAGCGTGGTGAACATCAAGAAATAGCCACGTTCCGTGAGCGCACGCCGTTGATTGATCCAAAAAGCGAACAGTTCAACCCTGATTTCAATACGGCAGTTGAAAACGCTTTCAATGGATATGCCCGGCAAGGTTTGACCCAAACGGATGATCAAGTGAAGCGTGCGTTGAAAGCTTCCGTGGATGCCGCAAAAGGGCTTTACCCTGAACTATTCAACAGCCCGCGCAACAACCGGCAGCAAGCCAACGTCAAAGGGCGCCAACCCAGGCGACAAGCCCAGGGCGAACCGGCGGCGCGTGCGGAAGATTACAAAATCGACAACCCGCGCAACCCAAGGCAAGGGAACGCCGCAAGTGAAATACGTGAAACCATCCGGGCCACCGCAATCAAGAACGCCAAAAAGCGTGGATTGTCGGAAGCGGATCAAAAGAAAGAAGGCGACACGGCCGCCGCCGATTTTGAAAGGAGCTTAGTTAAGTGACCAACGGAAAACCAAAATTGCCACCACGCCAATCATTGAATGAAGAAGCGGGTGAGCAAACCGATACCCAGGCGATTCGCCGCCCCATTGGGCAAATGAAAAACTTGGATGCGGATTATTACGTGGCCAAATATCCCGAATGTAAATTCATATGGGAAAATGATATAGGCGGCGCCGTTCAGCGTTGGATTGATTACGGCGCCGAACCGGTTGAAGTTGAAAACCGAAGTGGCCGCACGTTTGAAGGCATCACCGACAAATCTGAATCAAAATGGGTTCGCGCCGTTGGTGGTGATGATGGCATGGGGAACCATTTTTGGGTTTATCTCTTGAAGTGTTCGCCGGAACTTTATGATGATGTGAAGTTGAAGCCGGTGCGTGATCGACAAGAGGCCATCCAAAAAGCGTTGTTTGGCGGCCGTGATCAAAGCGGTGGCAAAGGTGGCGAGTTGGGAACCTATGCGCCAAACTTGCCAACGGGTGATCGCGGCATGAGCGTTTCACATGAAACGGAAAGCTAGATATAATCAAAAAAGGTTGGTATAACGTCCAATCAACAGGCATGGCACCGCGAAAGAGCCAAACCAAGCCAGGTGTGAAACGCTAGAAAGATAGTTAATCACAAAAAACTTATTATTTTTTTAGGAATTTGCAAATGGCATTTGTACCGATTGGAACCACTGATGGTTCAGACTGGCACGGCAAGATGCGCGAAGTGGAAATTGGAAGTGGTGTTGCAAACATCTTTCTTGGTGACATGGTTGCGTTATCTGGCACGGGTTCGGCCGATGGCCGGGCGGAAGGCGTTGTTTTAACTGATGGCCTAACAGCCGATCCAGTGATTGGCGCCGTTGTTGGCTTCACGCCAAACTTCAATGATGAAGGTTCACTGATTCGCAATTATCACCTAACCGGTGCCGCACAACGCGCAAAATGCGTTTACGGTTCCGATGTTGTCTATGAAGCGCCTGCGTTAACCGCGCTTGCCATCACGGATATTGGCGCAAACCGGCTTGTTGCGGTTGGTGCGGGTGGTTCAACAGTGACAGGCGTTTCAACGCACGGTATCGGCGCCGCCGGTACGGCCGCAACTGATCCGCTTCGCATCATTGGTGCCAGCTATACCGAGAACAACCAAATAATCACGGCCGTTGGCGCAATCTGGCGTTGTCGCATTAACCTTGGTGCCGATAACACCTTAGCGGGAGTATAAAACTATGCCCACACCAACAAGTATTGTTACCCAGGGTAGCGAAGCGCGACTATTGCAAGAAGGCATCAACGCCATTGCAACAATCGAATACAAGGATTACCCAATGGAGAAGGATAAAATCTTCACCATGGAAACATCCGAAAAAGCTTATGAGCTTGATGTATCTTTGAGCGGCACCGGCCTTGCAGCCGAAAAGCCCGAAGGCACAAGCATTCAGTATGATGCGGAAAAGCAAGATTTTGCGACCACGTACACGCACATTGTTTATGCATTGGGCACCATCATCACGATGGAAGCGCAAATGAATAACCTTTATCGTGATCTGATTGCGAAAGCTGGCAAAATGCTGAAACGTTCATTGGTTCACACTGATGAACAGATTGCGGCCGATGTGATCAACAATGCATATTCAGGTTCTTTTCCGATTGGCGATGGCTTACCGCTGTTTAGTACCGCGCACTTGCTTGGCAAGGGCGGCACTTTCGCCAACCGCTTCACGGTAGCCACCGCGCTATCACAAGCGGCGGTTGAAGATGCGCTTATTGCGATTGAAGATTACCGTGATGGTGCGGATTTGCTGATTGATGCCAAAGGCGTATCACTGCACATTCCCCGCCAATTGCGTTTCACCGCTGACAGAATCTTAGCTTCACGCTTTGAACCTGACACCGGCAACAACGCGATTAACCCGGTTGCGCAAATATTCCCCGAAGGCTATCACGTGAATCACCGATTCACTTCGGCCACTGATTGGTTTATCAAAACCGATGTGGAAGATGGCTTCAAGGAATTTGAACGCATGGGTTACACGTTCGATACTGATAACGATTTTGGTACGTCGAACTATCGCCACAAGGGTATGTTCTACAAATCCTATGGTGTAACTGATCCACGTTGCGCTTTCGGAAGCGGCGCGTAAAAACCCGGTCGAACTTGGTGGCGGCCTTCGGGCCGCCATTGTTCTATTTAAGGAATGAGTAAATGACCACACGATTTAATTCTATTGGTACGGCGGGCCGCAAGGGCACCGCGCAAAACGCACAAGGCACCGTTGCTGATCCGTACCTAAAAACGTTTGTGATCCCAATTGTTGGGGTTGCATCGACTGCTTCACAAGATACCGGCGTTGAATTGCCAGCAAATGGCGTTGTTCAGGGCGGTTATCTGAATGTCACAACGGCTTCCGCCGGTGCTGGCGCTGAAACCATGATTGTTGGCAATACAACTGACCCGAACGGCATATTGAACGCTGTTGATGTGGGCACCGTTGGCATCAAGAACGTTATTGTTGATCCGGGTATGTCTTTACTTGGTGAAAATGTGTTGTTTGATCTGGTGGCCGCCGATCTTGATGATTTACGTGCGGAGCTGGTTTTGTTGGTTCTTGCGAGTGATGTATAAATGCGCCCGCAAGCCACGCCGGTTTTGGCATCAGTAACCACGGCAATCATCAAAACAGATTGGGAGCAACCCGAATTCAACGTTGGGTTGCAACTGAAAAAAACCGGCACAAATACGGTGGCGGTTCAATGTACCTTGGATGATCCCGATGTAAGTGGGGCCACATGGGTGGCAATCCCCACGGGCTTAACCGCTGCTGGCGTGTTACGTCTTGCGTTACCGTGCAGGGCGGTTCGCCTTAACATGACAGCTTTTACCAACGGCAGCGCACAACTGTTATTGGTGCAAGCCGGGTGAGGCAAGCCGGGGCCACTTGATGCCGCCGCGGTGGGTTCTATAATCCACTAGAATGAATCAATGCGGAATGAAGGGGTTGAGTGATGGCAAAAGTGAAAACGGTGGGCGGGCGCGGATATCTTCGATTGCCTGATAAACAGTTTGAGCCACACGCATCAAACAGCATTTGCGATGTAACTGGCTTCCGCATGAAAAGCACGCAATTACTACGCCGGTGGGAAGGTTACATGGTGATTGCGGCCGCT